AACATGTTTTCTGCGGTCTTCCTTTGAGAAGAAGCCCTTAGTTTCAATACAGATGCCGTTGTCAAGGATGAAATCAGGCTTATAAACGCAACTGATTTGGTAGCTAACATCAAGTGTTTCATAGGTAAAAGGAACTTTATTTGCTTGTAATGTAGCTGCTATTGCAGCTTCAAACTTACTTCTAAAATTCGTCTGCTCCGACTGTTTCAAACCCTGCTTTCGCTTTGGGCTTCTCTTCTTCGATGGTTGCTTCTTCTGTTTCAAAGCCATAGCCTTGGGCGGTTTTGATGTATTCGACATGATTGTGAATGATTACTGCTTCTGGTTGGATCTTTATACCAACACCGAAAGCTGCTGTTTCCCATCCACTGCAACGCATATTGACCTGACCAGTTGTACCAGGGCCACACTTGTTAACTTTCTCCTTCTGCTCTTCTGTCATAGGAGAACCATCAGCATTAAATAATACTGGTGGTCTTTGTTTCCACTGTGAACCATCTGCTCTTACACCTCCACCTTTCATCTTGGTTTTTACTTTGAAGTATGGCTTACCATCAACTTCAGTAAACTCCCAAGGTAAAGAAGCAAGTTTAAATTTTTTATTTGGGTTTGCTGTTTTTAGTTGTGCCTTCCACCTTTCAAGCAAACCACTAAGTTGTTCTTCAACTTCAGTTGCATCGTCTGGATTTATAAGACATTCAACTTGCCAAATACCTGACGCATCAAATTTAGTATCAGGTTCTACCAGCCATGCAAATTGAAATAGGCACACTGGTGTTGTAATGTTTAAAACTTCTGGTTTAATCATTTGGAAATTTCAGTTAGAGTTTTCTTTTAATTGCATCCATGTTGGATGTATCACTGATAGTACCGTAGATAAATTACTTGTCACGCATTTGTTTAACTAAACACATATGGTGCTAATAAAACTTCACACACATCAAAATCCCCTATGTCTGGTGGTATGGGTAGCTTGCTTGGATCATCTAATTGTTCTACTGCTTGCTGATATAAATCATCTAGTAAATTTTTGCTGTACATATCAACAAAACTTTCTTTGACATACCCTATAAATTTTTCTATATGTGCAGCAGGTGAACCAAAGCAATCGTGTATTGTACAAAACTGATTTAAATTATTAGCTTTACTTTTTGTCAATGCTAAATGTACATTAGCAGCATCTAAACTATGAACAAAGTTTGCAGCAAAACTCTGTGTAGATTTTCTTCTGTCAACCTCTGTAGTATTTGTATTAAGTGACAACTGTATAGTGCTGGAGTGTAGTTTCGTATCAATTCTTTTTACATTAGACTTATAATAATGCTGCTTAACATAAAACTTAGATGGTGTAATCCATATCATATCTTTATCTTCTTTACCAAAACATCTTGCAATGTCTGCTAAATATTTCATCACTATTATACATTTAGGACATATATTATTAACACTTTTCTCTATAATTTTTGCAAGATAATGATTATGTAAGAAGCAATCTTTTTGCCAAGATAGTTCTTCATCGCTTCCCATAAAATAATCTCGTATAGCATTTGTAATACCAAAAGTTTTACCACTGTACGGAATCATCATCACAGGTTTTTTTATCATCTTTCTTGTAATTACCTCATGATGTTTGTACCAATCTTCAGCAATGGTATCTGCTTGTTTTGATAGTTCTTTAATTACTTCATCTTTTACTTCTTCATACAAGTCTTCTACCTGGTCATAGTTTTTTAGGTTAACCTTACCTGCAAGCTTATTGTCATAAGACATGGCTGCAAAATGTTGAAAGCCATTGTTTGTACCGTCAAGTAAAACAGGATGCTTGCTTACATAACCATAGCCTTGATCCAAAAGATCATTGAAATCTAAACACCACGCAAGAAACTGAAAAGGTTCTTCTGCTTTACTCCATATGCTGATGTAAGATTCTGGACTGCTTGCTATTTGCCTGGCTAAAGCTTCCCCCTCTGTCTTAGACCATTCAATACGTTCTTCATAACTGTATTTGCTCATACCCCATGAGTTAGCACCTGCAATACCCAACCAATTCTTTGCTTTCTCATCTGTTATTGCTGCACCTTCTGCAAATCTATGTAAAGCTCTAGCTAAATCATTACCTTGTGGATTAAAAATACCTGATACATAGTAAATTCTGCCTGTAAAATCTGCTTGTGCTACATGCCAAAAAGGTTCTTCTGCAAATTTTGTAGCAGTATCAAGCAACATAATACATTGATACCTTTTCATGCGATCATGTGCGTTTTGATCTTTCCTGATATTTTCTTCTCTTCTCCACCACAATCTTGAGTCTTGATTAGTATCAATATCATGTGGCTTTGGTACTTGTGGTAGTGGTTCAGCATCTATTAAACAACCTACTTCTATACCTCTATCCCAACAGCTTTGAGCAATTTCAAGAACAGTTGTATTTATCTCCCACTTTGTTTGTTGAAGACAATTCAGTGCTGTATAAAGTGCTGTTGGTTTTCTTTTTGTTACTTCTTCATGGTAAGTAAGGTCTTTTGATTTGATTGCTTTGATATGTCTAAATCTTTTTGTATGGAAACCACCTTCAGTAGTGCTAGTCCAATCAATCGGTTGTTCTACGCATGGTTCATACAATGGATAACAAGCTAACCTGTTTTTGCGTTGTCGTTTTATCCAATCCATAGTGCCTTGCGTAAATTCAATATATGTTTTTGTTTGTTTTCCTGATCGAACAGTTGCAAGTTTTACCATACCAACTGCATTAATCATTATATCTATGAGCCTCATCCCAACCTTAAGTTTGTCCTCCTTTGACCACGATTTAAATACAAAACCTCTGTTTCTCATGTGACCTATCATCATATTGCGTCTATACCTTTGATGATTAGTATCTGATATATGATTTTTAACGTTTGTAAAATGTTTTTTATCTTGCTGTTCAAACAAAGTAAATCTTTGTTCATCTTCAAGCATATGCCCTACTTGTAACGCTGCTTGTGTAGCGGTTTTGTTTTGGCAAGCACTATCAATAACACCTTTAAAAGTAATAAAAGCTATAACATCTACATCTTTAAAATCATGTAGTTTAATTGCTGCTGTAGCTTTTACTCCTGGAGTACCTCTCCAAGCCCTATCAAGGAACTGTTGTATTGCATTAACAAAAGGTAAAAGACCAGCTTTGATCATGGTTTTTGCATAATCTGTTTCTGATTCTCTACCTTTAGATAAGTTGTTGTTGATGTTGCGTTGCCGTCTGTCAAACCCACGACTCCACATCCGATCTTCTAAATCAGTTTGCTTAGACATCTATGTAATTTTCATCTAAGGGTTTTCTAAATATGTAATAATTATTTTCTATAAAATTTTGATAATCTTTTTTAAAATTTATAAACCCACCTTGGTATTTACTCATTTTTTTTACTAATCCATAAGCTTTGTTTTTTTGAAACCAAGATATGTTTGGTAAAAAAATTGGTGTAAGTTTTTTCTTTAATAAATAATCATGCACTAATTCAAGATCAGGTCTAATTAATAATACTTTTACTTTCATTTAACCTCCTTACGATTTGAATATTGAGAGATTAAAACCTGTAGGTCACTTAGTAATTCATCGCAGTGACCACGCATAATATCAAGTGATTCCTTGCCTTCATCAATCAACTTAGCAAGTTCTTCTAAACTGTACTCTCTTGTACTAAAGTTCTTACCACATTCTTTACAGGTTCTAGACCTCCAAAGATATGCAGCTTCCCTTTCTCTTGTATGTAAGACAATAGTATTGTCGCTGTTGCAGTTAGGACATTTCATTGATTTTAGCTTCTAATTTATCAAGCTTTTCTTTTAAAATTAATTGTGTATTTAAGCAGACTTGTACTGCTTTCATAATTCCTTCAAAAGTTTTTTGAGTTTTATTTTCAATTTGTTCGAGCTTGTCAATATGTTCAACCTTATTATTAACAAGGTTTTCTAATATTCTAAAAGCAGCATCATAATGAGTAATTTTCTTGGCTATAACATCATAATTTTCTTTTAAAAAATTAATTTTTTCTTCGTTGTTCATAGTGATTCCTCCTTTGTCATGTGTAGGTATTTAGATTCAAGCTTTTCAATACAAAGATCCCAGGCATCCTGTTCACTTATATCTAGCTTCTTAGCAATAGACTGTGCAAGCTCTCTTAAATGAGTAGCTATTGCTGTAAGGTTGTACGGATAATCACTCATTATCTACCCCCCTGGAATTGGATAGACGCATTGCGTAAAGACTCCCAATACAATCCATTACCATCATCATCAATCAGGATAATAGAATGTTTTTCTAGGTCAACACACACATCTTTTATATACCTCCCTTCATCCTCATCGGATAAAAAGATACAAGCTCCCTTTAAAAATTCGCAAGGGATACTCTGATTGCTACTTAGTTTCATGTTCAACAATCTCCTTCTCTAAATTTGCTGCTATAAGTGATGCTTCAAACAACTTTTCAATTTGCTCAGCAGTCCTCCATAATGGTTGCTCAAGCATTGGAATTGATTGTTTTAGTAGTAGGCTATGTATAGTCCACTGTTCTCTTGTTAGAGAGATACTAATTCTCAAAGAGTCATTAGTATTTGTTTCTTTTTGTGCCATAAAAAATAATAATCTGGGATAAAGGTTCAGTGAAGAACCCATAAAAACTATTACAAAAAAAGTTTTTAAGAGTCCATCTAAAAGTTGGCCAAGGATAATAGAGCCAGGAATAAGAAAAAAAATAAAAAGAAGAAAGAGCCTAGAGTTAACTAGGCGTTGTTAGTAAAGTTTTTAAGAAAGATATACAAAAGAATAACTAAGCATATCCAAACAATAAGACTAGTCATTGATCATTCTCCTTAATGTCTAGAGCCTTATAAGCGTCTAATAATTCCTTATTAGTTGCTTCCTGGGCGAACCATATCCGCTCTATCTCCGCTCTTTTAGCAGCTTTAAGCTCTTTTTCGTAGTCGTATTTGTTGATAGACATAATAATTAAAATTAATAACTGGGATAATAAGGTTTATAAAAAACCTTTTAAAACGTCCATAACTGGACGCTTTAAGAGATTGTTTAAGCTTTAACCTTAGTCTTTTTGATAGCTTGTAAAGCTTTACTTGCTTTACTACCTTTTGGTTGAGTACCATGTAGCAATAATGCGAATGGTTCATTCTTTAAGCAACTACTATCATCCTTATCTATTTCATAAGGTTTATTTCTATGCAATATTCCTAGTGTTTCAGCTTCAATAACTGAATTAACTACAATTGCATATCTTTTAAAATATCCCTTATGTATTAGATAATCATACTTACCACCCATTGAAGCAGTTAAGTAGAAATTATTAGGGATAGATACATTAGTTCCAAAAAGGTTAAGACTTTTTGAATAGCAATAAAACTGAATATTAGGGTTAAGTTTAGCTACTGCTAGCCAGGCCCTAAGATATTCACCACTAAAAAAATCTCCACTATCATGTATTCTGACTTTTTTAATGCTTTTTGTAAGATACTTATTTAATGATTTATTGATTAAATCAACTGCATTAAAATTGTTTAAAGCATCAACTAAAAGATCCAAGTTATATTTACGCTTTTGATATAAAGCTGTATACATAACTTCCTGGGATGCGGCATAACATCTAAACTCAGTGTTAATACCATCTTGTATTACTCTTTTATTATCTTTATTAATAGATACAAAAGAATGACAAAGACTAGCACCTGGACAAGTCTTGCCAGCTGGTAAAGAAAAAATTAAAGTATCCTTAGATAACTTCTTATTTCCCTTACTGAATTTCAATAAGTCCATTTAAGAATAATTGTCTGGGTTAAGGTTCTATAAAGAACCTTTAAAACATCCTTATATAAAAGGATGCTTTAAGGGATCTTTAAAAGGTTTAAACAATACTTCCGTAAGTACTAGGTTTAAAACCTACTTGTCCAGGTTTTTTAGTGCAAATATAAGGTTTTAAGTTACTTCTACCTACATCTATATGCATGAAGTAAGCTATGTGACAATAATCTGTCATCATATCCGACTTATCAAACCATTTAGTGCCTTTCATAGCTTTAAATAAAGCTGTATAAAAGTTAAAGACTTCATGCTCTCCAATTTCAATTAATTTATCTAAATGATGATAAGACTCTTGAAAGTGTCCATTATCAACTAAATAAAGATCTCTTCCTGGATTATGTGAATGTCTTAAAACTCTTAACTTGTTTTCTACACTTATTAAATCTAGATCTCCTTGAGATAAGGTGACTATAAGCGTTGAATGATTATTTATAGAGACTGTACCTTTCATATTAAAAGTCTTTAAAACTTTCTTTATGCTTGGTAATAGTTCCTTTTTGTCTTCTTGAGAAATAAAAGCCATTTGATTAATTAGTTTCTGGGAATAGTACTATAAAAATAATTTCTAGTACTGATTGAATTATTACTATAGGTTCGCTATCGATAAAATAAAAACATAAATATCTTTACACTTTGTAACAATAGACCCTATATATCCCCCCCCACCCTGTCCAATTATTGTCCTTTTACTGTCCAAAACACTATAAAAACCTCTAGATCCTAGCTATAGCTTAACTTGCAGTGCTGTCTCTATGACAGTACTACATATATAAAGACTATATATATAGCTTTTTTTCTACAAAAAATAACACCATATGGGGACAAACAAGATTTGTATATATGCGTAAACCCTTCAAATTTTTGTGGTAAAAATATTTTGTAAGACCCTATGTAGAACCACCCAGAAGGAACTATAAGGGTCTTTTATAGGGACTATTGGGGAGAGAACCTATAAGTTGATTATAATGAAGATGCTGATGAAGGTCAAATCTATAGTCTATCTATGGATGGATTTTAACGACCCCCCCTATAGTCCCCCCCATGTTCTATCTACAAGTGCAGGTTAATAAGAATTACTTATAAAACCATCGTCAGGGGTATTAGAATTACTTATTTGTCTAGGAGACATACCCATAGCTGTTTGAGTAATAGAGTTATTCATAAGAGAACCCCAATTATCTAGGTGAACTCTTAGTAATTCATCTTTACGAGATCTTATATTACGGTCTTCATCCTGGTTCATATATTCAGTCCAGTAGGCTACTGCTCCTGAAAGAGCGTCTAAGATGTCATCATGCACTAGAGAACCTCTATGTCTTGTTATACGAGACATTTGATAGAAGAGTTGAAGCTTTAGTTTACGTTCTGGTGCTTCGTTAGGGTTAGATCTATAGTCTTTTTCTACTACTTTGCGGTCAATTATGAGCCTATGAGAGTTCATTACAGGTTCTAGGGTATCTATTATGCGTAGTTCTTTAGTTTTTGTATTGCGTACGTCTTTTACTTCGCAGGGATGGTAGCGCATAAGGAAGGGTTTCATCAGTTCAGCAAACATACCACCACCCATATTGGATTCTACGAGGATTGTATTAACTTTATTGGTCTTAGCTATCTTAGATAGGGTTGTTAATACTGCGTCACTGTAACCACCGTTAAGACCCCCTGCATCAGGAACGTATAGGTTACCATTAAGCATCTTTACAACAGCGTAACCAGTGGCATCTCGGCCCTTTCCAGAGGGGTCTACGAACATTACAGAGCCTGTATATTCAATCCAATCACCAAATTGTTGTGCAGGTCGGTAGAAATGATCACCGTTGAACCCTACACAAGGTAATTCTTTGATTACATACTCAGGTGAAGATGACCATATGATCTTTTCTGGTGCATGATCTGGGTTTACTGAAGATATTATTAGATCTGATAGCTTAAGAGGGTATCTATCCTGGTCAGATAAGCTAGTGTCTAGCATAAACTGTAAAGAGAACCCAGAACGCCCGTAAGAGGCCTCACGTTCCATCAAATCTATTGATGAGAACCTATCAGGGTCAACAGGTTCTTGAGGCTTTACAAGCTCTTGTACAAGCTTCTCCGTTAACTTAGGAGCTAATCTGTCTCCATAGTTGTTCTTAAGCTCTGGATAACGTGCAGTCCAGATACGAGTCGTATATCCACGTTCTTCTAGGGTTAGATATAGAGATTGTTCTGTTTGTGGTGTACCGAGAAAGGTTATCTTACCGTTTGGTTTTAAGATTGCATCAAATTCTTTTACAGCTTCCGATAATTTGTCTCTCATCGGTTGAGTAAAGCTGTTATTTGGTACTTCTACGTCATCTGCTATGACTTCATCTGCACGACTACCTGCCATTTGTCCTAGAACACCCTGAGACTTTACTGAAGGGGCGTGGTCAGCGTGTGCAGGTCCAACATCAAAACTTATCTTACTGTTTCTTTGAGAGTCATCTGGTCGTAATGGAGCTAATATAGGCATCTCATTGATCAATCTCATAGTGAAAGTAGAGAAGTTATCTGCTCTATCTTTACTTGCAGATACAACAAGGAACTTTAGTTGTGGATTCATTCTTAGTTTCCATACAACATAGGTAGATGTGATCCAACTCTTACCCACTCCTCTAAAGGCTTGTATGATCTTTCTTCTAGGTCCGTATTGTAAATACTCAGCTATATCTAATTGAACTGGTGTAGGGTCAGGTAGGTTAAGATGTCGCCAAGTTATTATTAGAAAGTATCTAAAATCTTGTAATTTTTCTGGTAAAGGTTGCAATTATCTTTCTAGTGCAGGTATTACATCAAGGTCCGGTAAGTTTGACATGAGATCTTCCATAGGATTCTTCTCCGTTGGAATACATTCAATACCGTTATCTTTCAAAAGTTGCCTTGCTACGTTAAGATCTCCTGGTTTTGCTTCACCACATTTTATCTTTCCTAATAGTTCTTGTATCAGAACAGTTTGAAGATTTTCTAATAATTCTAACTTTTTTTCTTGTCCCATAATTAGAATTGGTTTTGAAACTAATATACCTTGTTTTAGAAAATTATGCCTAATAAGCTAATCGGACAAAGATTCCAAATTAATGATCGTGTATCTAGAAAGAACTATTCTGTCATAGCTAATACATATCAAAAAAAATATGGCAATATTACTGAAGCTATAGAAAGAAAAAACTCAGCAGGTACTAGAATGTATTACTACAAGGTGTTGTGGGAAGATAAAAGATCATCTGAACATGCCCAACATAGTCTTGATTCTGTTGAGTAAATTTGTTTTTTTCTTGTATTTCTTTTTTGGTTTTAAATTATTTTTGTAATGATGAAGAGCCATTTCAGTTCTTAATAACTTGATTTCTGTTTCAGTAATACGTTGCATAGCTGCCATGATAAGTAAATCTTGCATTTTGTTTTCTTTTACCAAAGCAAAAGAATATGCCTTCATGATACTTTCTGGTAATTCTTCTACCTCTCTACATTTCATTTCTATTTCTAATTCAACTTCAAGAGGTGGTTCACCAACAAGTATTTTAAAGAACTCTTGATTGTTCATCTCAGTTCATTTTAGGGAACAGTTGTTGTTCCAACATATCCACAGCGCGATCATCAAGAGTATTTGAAGTTTGCTTACAAATTGCACGAAGAAGATCAACTACTAATCTCTTTACAGCAGTTGTAGTAAAGAACTTTAATAGGATTGGTTTTAAGAGTTTGAGCATAATTACTATTGTGTTACTTTCCAAACATACCAATATTTGCTAAGTTTGCCATAGTTACTGCTTTTTCATGGAAGAACCAGAAGAAAAGGAAGGTACGGATTGGGCTGAACTTTTTGGTCACGCTGTACGATTTATGATTCTTTGTTGGTCATTAGCAATGATGACTCTTGGGTACATGGATAAGATTCGCAATGACGGAGCGTTTTTAGCCGGCTTGACCAGTGGGGTCTTAGGATCTTATGGTATCAGTGTGAACAAAAAGAAACCTGGAAATACTGCTAAAATAGTAGATAACAAAGACACTAAAGTAGGTATTCAATGAAAAAATTACTATTACTAGGTTTATTTATAGCTGCACCTTGCTATGCAAATGGTACTCCTTCTTGGACTACAGGCTCTAGCAACAGAACTGAAAATACTACTCAGACGATAACTCGCAGCGTAATTACTGAAAAATATGGGTCTACGATAAATACTTGGGAAGCATCTAATATTTCTGTAGCTGCATCTGCTGGTATCGCTGGCGGTGATGCAGTATTTACTGTTGCAGATACTTCAAAAGATTGGTCACTAAATGTAACCACAAGAGCAGCAGGTTTAATGATTGAAAAGATCACACAGAA